CCTCTGGGCACTCCACATCTGGAACCGTCTGCGAATGCGCTGTGGCTGCGGCTAAAAGAAACCCCAGAACAAGAATGCAGATTATGATGAGCTGATCCTTGTCTATGTTGAGCTTCACTTTACAAGCCGATCCAATAGGCGCTCGATCTTGGCGTCCAAGTTGTCGATGCGCGTGATGACGCGATTTATGTCGGTGTGCATATCGACGCGCGTCACATAGTCGCGCGCCAGCTCTTCGCGGGTCTTATTCAGGAGGATCTGTTGCCGTTGTTGCTCGGCGTAGAACGCCTTGAGAATGAACCCAGAGACGCCGAGCGCGGCGGTCAGGATCCCGCTCCATATCATCTCCGGGCTCATACTCATGCGCTCGGCTGCGTCGGCCAGACGACCGCATTCGGGAACCCGCTTTGCTGGGGAACATCGAGCAGTGCGGTTCGATATGCTGCCCACGCGGTTTTCTTTGCCGTTGTCAGATCAGCCCAGCGTAGCGGGTTAGAGACGAGCGGATCGACGACGCCCCGCAAGATTGCGTCTCGCTGCGCCCGCGCCTCGTCTGCCGTTACTGAGGGCTCGGGCAAAGGTGTAAAAACGCCCTTGGCGTAGGTTCCGCCGATCTGACAGCCTTCAGTGGCTTCAGGCCAATCAACGCAGAAGTCTGGAATGTTAGCGGGATCGACTAGAATTATGTTTACGACGATGCCGTTTTTGACTTCAGCTAAGTTCATCATTTAAACTCCATTATCATAATGACGCCAGCCGCACCCGCTCCGCCCGCCTGTGCGGTGGTTGCCGTATTAACCGATCCGCCCGCCCCCGCTCCGTATGCAAACCCATCGTTGCCGCTAGCGCTGGTGCTTCTCGATCTTCCACCCCCGCCCCAAAATGATCCACCTCCTGCTCCACCCGAAGGTGCGGCGTTTGCATAACTTCCACTTGCACCTGTTATATTTATGGCCCCGCCAGTAGCCGAACCCCCGTTCGCGCCAGAACCAGAGCCGCCGGTTACCCCTGCACTAGCGCTTCCGCCAGACCCGGTTAAGGTAGATAACGTAGATGCCCCACCAGCTACGCCATTATTCGCGCCAGTAGCACCCGCCGTTCCTGCTGCTCCAACAGTCGCAGTAACCGCACCAAGAGTTGATAGGTTTAAAACACCAATGGCGGTCCCGCCAGCCCCACCGCCACCTGATTGGCCAGCGGAGGTAGAAACACCGCCAGACCCACCGCCACCACCAGTGACAAATGCAATGCCCCGAGTATAACCAGCGGTTGGAGTGTAGGTCCCGGTAGCGGTAAAGACCCGAATGTTTACGTCGCCCCCTGCCAGTGTCCCCCATGTCGGCGCGCCAGCACCGCCAGAAAGTAGAACTTGACCAGATGTGCCCGCTGCCGTTGCTGCCAGCGCGGTCGTGCTTGTGGCGTAGGCGATCCCGCCCGCTGCGGTGAACGTGCCGAATGATTTACCATCGGTTGTCGCCGCATCGCCTGTGATGCTAATTCCCCAAGTGCCAGACGTTCCCGCCCCCGTCAGCGGAGCCTTAGCGTCGATCTGGGTCTGGATCGCCGAGGTGACGCCGGTCACGAAGTTGAGCTGTGCTGCGGTCGTCGTGATCGTCGTCCCGTCGAGCGCGAGCTGGCCGATGTTCGTGCGGCCCGTCCCCTTCGGGGTCAGCGTGATGCCGATGTTCGTGTCGTTGCCGATCGCCGAGATCACCGGGTTCGTCGCGGTTGCCGCGTTCGCGACGTTGATCTGGTTCACCGCGCTCGCGGTCGTCGTGAACGAGAGCAGCTCGTTGTTGCTGCTGTCTCCGATGTAAGGCGACGCGATGTTGAACTGCAAGCCGGTCGCCCGCATGGTCGCGATGTCCGCGCTCGCGATGACGAACTTGAGCTGCGCTGCGACCGTCGAGGTGATGTAGCTCGTCGCCGCGCTGTCGACGGCGACCCGCGCGACGTTGTTCGTCGCGTCGATGATCGCGACGTCGATCGACTGCGCGCCGTCATACATCTTAATTTTTAGGTTGGCCGAGGTGCTGTCGACCCATAGCATCCCGGTGGTGATATAAGACGGCGCACTCGACCCGCTGTGCGACGTATGCAGCGCGGTGCGGAATGAGTTGAGATCCGACGCAAGCGCGGTCCCGCTCTTTGTGTTCGGGTCGATCGTCCCGAAATCATACTGCGACATTTAAGTGCCCCTCTCTCTGCCGAACCCGATCGCCTGATAGTCGAATGTCCGACTGATCGCTGTTCCGGCGCTGTTGCGGAATATAACATTGAACCCCGTGCGCGTCTTGCTCGAAATTGCATAGTAGTCTCCGGTCGCCATGTTCTGCGCGGCGATCGTGATCGAGCGGATCTCGCGGAACCACGGGGAGAATGCAACGGCGTAAGATGCTGCTCCGGAGACCAGATCGTTCCCCTGCTCGACGCGGTCCGGCATATCTATCGAGACCGAAAGCCCGGACACGACCGGCGTTATTGTGGAGAAAAGCGTCGAGAGCACCGCGCGGAATTTGAGATGTCGCGCCGTGTAGTCACCGACGACGAAGCGCCTCCACCCTTGATAGACCGGCGTCGCGCTGTCGACGATCGAATAGTTGACTTGGATCTCGACGGAGACTTCGTCGCCAGTGTCGAGCCCCGCAATAGTAGCCACGCCGGAAAGCGTGATCCAAGCGGCCATCGTGGAGAGCCCGCCGGAGGTGCTCACCACGGCGTCAGCGGTGACGCGCGACGTATAGACTTGGCTAAGATCGGTCGCGCCAAACTCGTAATATCCTTCGGCCTCATAGCCTGTCGCTGCGGTAAATCCGATGATTGGGACCGAGGCGAGCGTTGTCCACGTTGCCATGTAATTCGTGCTGGAGAGCTGGATCACCGCGCCGTTTTTGTCGACGTCTGTCTTTGTTCCGGTCCATGTCGGATCTTGCTGTAAGGTCAGGACGACGTTGAGCGCCGCCGGATCCTCGAGCGAGGCGTTCACATAAAGCGCGAGCACCGAGCGGTTGCCCAAGACGTCGATCGGTTTGATCGCGTAAGATCCGGACCGGCTGGGGATCGTGAACGAGCGCGCCTCTCTGGGGATCGCGTCCGACAAGACGGTCATCGTCGGCCAAGAGGTGTTGTTCTGGTTTGCGGAATAGCGGATCTCGTAGCCGATGACGTCCACCGCGATCGACGGGTAGGTCCACTCGATATAGGTGTGGTCGCCGATCGTGTTGAGCGAGAAGGTGTCGATCTCTGGCGGCTTTGCGGTCGCGCCGAGGACTTGATGGTTCGCGATCTCGACGAAGGCGCTGGTCGTGCTTTCGTCTGGGCCGATCGCGCGCACCCCGATGTCGTAGTTTGTCCCGTTCTCGACCGGGGTCAGAAGAATGAAGGGCGCGTCGACGGCGGCATAAGGCGCGTAGGTGAAGGGGTCTTCGCTCCCTGACCGGCGATAGCGCGCTTGGAAGAACGACGTGCGCGTGACGGTCCCGTCGTTTGCCGCTGCGGTCTTGCCCGGCTGCACATAAAGCAGGATCGCCGGAATGATGGATCCGGTCGATGTGATTTGCAGCGCGGCTTCGTCTGATACGACTTGCGAGATCGTCGGGCGCGGAGGACCGGTAAAAGACGCCGAGACCGGCGTCGAGAGGATGGTCGTGTAAGCGGGGATCGTCGTCGCAGAGCTGTAGATGTCCACCGAATACGGGACGCACGTCACCGAGGCGGCGAGGTCGTCGATGTATTCGATCCCCGCGATCAGAACCTCGAGGCTCTCGAGGCTCTGCTCTCCGAACTGGAATAGATCCCCGGCGTTGACCGACGTCCCGCCGCTGGTGACGATCACGGTGTCGCTGGTGACTGTCGTCCCGACTGCCGCCACGGTGAGCGCGAGCGAGGTGTTCGTGATCGTCTCTCGGACGCGCAGCGTGTAGATCTTGCCCGCCTCGCGCGTCACCGGCTCATCGAGGACGATCGTGTTCGTCGAGCGCGAGACGACGCGCCCGGACATCTGGCCGATCCTCGGGACGTCGTGCGTGAGGCGGCATAGATCACCGCGCAGCGCGACGAGGTGCTCGATGTCGACCTCGAAGGTGAAGACCTCCGGACGAAGGCGCGCCGCCGCGATGTAGTGACGACCGAGCTTATAGACGTTGTCAGGGTCGGTCTGCCCCGGGAGGTCGATCACCTGATAGCTCGTCGCGTTCGCTTCGTTGAACCCGTCATCGAAGACGATGCGCTCGTCCTCGCGATAGTCGGCGTTCTTGTTAAAGAAGCGGATCCGCAGCGCCTCGGGGATCTCGTTGTAGAGGATCCGGCCCGCGAAATTGCGCGTGTTGCGCGGTGTGAAGTGCTGCACGATCGTTGAGCGCGTCTGCTCGATGACGACGGTCCACTTGTCATCGACGTAAGCCGGGCTCGCCTTGCCCGCGTTCGCGACGTCTTGCAGGATGTCGCGGACCGAGAGCTGGAAGTCGAGCACCTGATCGAAGGCGAGCCCGTTCGTCGCGCAGAACGTGAACCACGCGCCGAGCTGCGCGTCGTTGATGTTCGCCCCTGCCACCGGCTTCTTGTTTGGCGCGCCCGTCAAGATGTAGCGGAAGATCGCTGCGGGGTTGGAAGTTATGGACGAGCCCGTCCACGACGACCCGTTCCACGTCGGGATCTTCAAGGAGACGATCGCGTTGAGCTGCTGAACGATCCCGTTGAGCTGGTCCGTCGCCTTGATCCGGAAGGCGCTCTTGGCGATGCCGGTGAGCTTCACCGGGACCGCGTTCGTGTTGAACGATCGCAGGTCCGTCCAATCCGCGCGGTCGACCTTCTTTGCGTCGGTCAGGTTCTGCTCGACGTTCCCGCGCTGGATCTGGACCTCATACTGTCCAGACGTCAGCCCCGTCTTGCGCTGCGAGACCCGCTTCGTCTGTCCGGTGTTATCGGTATAGGTCTGATTAAACCACGCAAGCCAAGTGCCGGATCCGACGAGGCGATATTCGCCGATGAGCTGCACCGATATGTTGCTGCGCCCGCCGTTATCGTTTGCGCGGAATAATCCGCTCGGGAAAGTAACGGTCAGCCCGAACTCGGTCGTGTTAAGCGCGGTCGTCCGGCTCACATAGGCGTTAGTCAAGCGGATCGAGAGATCCTCCTGCGATGCGTCCGCAGGGTAAAGCCCGAGCGTCGAGGCGGATCCGGCGAAGTCGTGCTCTGTCTCGACGTCGGTGTAGTCTGCAAGGTCGGTGTTTCCGATCTTGATCGAGCTCACGTCGACCGGCCCGTAACCCCAGATCAGAATGAAGCGGAGAAATTGATCGTTTCCCACGATCTCGGTATAGGGAGCCGCGCCGTAAGGCGGGACCATGCGGTGCGTCCCGAGCACGACCGGAACCGGCGCGTAAGGCGTCAGCCCGTTACGCGCTGCCGAGAGGTTATAGGACGGGCTCTCTGCCCTGTTCTGGGTCTGCCGGGGGCCGAAGAGCGAGGAGGCGGCATAGGTGATCGCCATCGCGATCGCTGCGCCTGCGATCGACGCGCCGAGCGTCCCTGCCGCCAATCCGAAGACCCCGGTCGCGATGCTCGGCGCGACGGCGGATGCGAGGATCGAGATCATCGAGATCGGATCCTGCAAGGAGATGCGGAGGTAGATCGAAGCGCCCGACTTCGGGCGCGTCTTGGTCCAGAGATCTTGCGGGATGTAATCCCCGCCGATGAAGGCGTTGACGTGCTCGCGGTCGCTCTCGTCGGTGACGAGCGTCGCGATCATCTGATCGAGCGTCTGTCCTGCCATGATGCGAACGACGAGCCGGTCGTTCTTGGCGAGCGGGTTCAGGATCAGCGTGATCTCGACGTATTCGGCGAGAGCTCGGTCTTTATGTGGGACGATGCTATTCAAGGCGATAAGCTCCGATCACGCGCTGCAAGAAACGATTGTCCCCCTTATAGCGCGAAACGCAGGATCCTACGACCTCTTCTGCATGAAGAACGAACCCCGGCTCGGTGACGATCCCGCAATGGGTCGCGCGCCGCTTTCCCTTATAAAAACCCCACATATGAAGGACATCGCCAGAGCGCGCCTCCTCGAGGTCGACTTGCACGCCGGTCGAAGCGAAATCAGAGAAGGATCCCGCGCCGCGCTCGATCTGGGTCTCGAGCTCGTTGTAGCGCGGGAGCTTGATCTTGTAGACCTCCTTATAAACCAAGCAGACAAGCCCCCAGCACGACGCGCCCTCGCGCGTCGATCCGTTCCACTCGAACGGGATCCCGATGTAATCGTTCCACCAGTTAGAAGATGCCGGGGAACGTCGAGGGCGAGAAGGTTGCACTTGGAAAAGGCTCCGTTAGGAAGTTGTCGATCGTTAGGTCGATGTCCATCACGTCGGCGTTATAGCTCACCGACGCCGCCACAAGCCCAGAGACGCTCTGCAAGACGGTGGTAGGGTCGCTGGCCTCGATGACCTTAAGCGCGAAGGTCGCGCGCGTGCGCTGGCCTGCTATCGAGCGCAGGACGGCAAGCTCGGTCGTTACGTTCGAGATCGTGAGCCGCGCTCGCACTTGAAGCTCTGGATCGTCGGGCGGTAGCATCACCGAGAAGGGGAAGGCGAGGTAGGTCGTCGCTCCGGCGACGATGTTCTCGGTGTTGTTGACGAGGTAATAAGTGCCGATGTCCGGATGATAGATCTCGAGCAGGACGAGAAAGACGCTCGTCGTGGTCTGCTTGTTGACCGCCGTTATGACCGATGTCGGAAGAGAGCGCGCCATTTACGGAAGCACCTCGAGCATCAGATCCATGCGCCACTGGACGGTCGTCGCGGTGTCGCCCCCGGAGACGCCGGAGAGAGAAGGGGGCTGCACAAAGCGCGCAGAGACGGTCGAAAAGTCGACCGGATCGGTGAAGTCGAAGGCGTCGGTCCCCTCGGAGATCGTCGTCTTGTAGAAGGTTTCGAACGACGCGCGCTGCGTGCCCGTCAAGAGCATCGAGCCAGACAAGAAGCGCGCCGTCGCTGTGAACCGCTTGCGCTGCTTGTAAGGTCCGGTGTCAGTCGTGGATCGAATGAACCCCTGTTGCCGGGTGTCTTGCACGCCGAGCTCGAAGTATTGCGGAAGCGTAACCGGCCAGATCGCCATCTCTTATCCCCTTTGCTGCAAGCGGTTCGAGATCCCGAAGGTGCTCTTGATCGCCCGGTAGGTCGGCCCGCCTGCCGTGATGTCTTGCGCGACGGCGCGACCGATCTCGACGATGATGTTCCCCATGTTATCGGTGCTCGCGCTCGCTTCTTGCCCGCTGTAATTGTTGATCGTGATCTTGGGCGCGCTGTTCCCGTTTGCTGCGACGACGCCGAGCTTACCGTCGGATCCTCGGGAGAGCGGCATGATCGCCTCCGGCCCTGCCTCGCCCATGAGCCCCGTCCCATTGGCGAAGGGGAAGATCGTCGGTCCAGAGACGACCCCGCCCTTTGCGAACGGAACGAACCCACGCTGATCGAAGACATTCCCGTCTTCGCTGAATAGGCCCTTGATCCCGGAGGCGATCGGCGCGGCGAACTGCTGTGCGAAGAGATCTTGCGCGACCTTGGCGAGCACGTTCGAGGCGAAGTCGAGCAGCGCCTCCCCGAGCGTCTTCGTGCCATCGAGCACCGATGCGAAGGCGTTGTTCAGCTCGTTCTCGACGGTCGAGGACAGATCCGAGATGAGCTGCGCGAGCGGGTCGAACTCTTCTGCGAGCTTGGAGACTGACCTCGCATAGACGTCGCCGTCGATCGCGCCGGATTTGTAGAGCTCATTCACCTTGGCAAGCTCTGCCGCGTATTTTTCCGCCTCGGTGCGCGTGCCCTCGAAGAGCCGCTTCGCGTCCTGCTCTGCCGGTGAGAGCTTCGGCCCAGACCGACCAGCGCGCGCCGCTGCTTCGGCGTCCGCGTCCTGCTTGCGCTGCATCCGGATCCGCGCCTCGAGGATGCTCTGGGTGTTGTCGGGGATCTCTGGACGCCCACCTGCCCCGATCGTGACGCTCGAGGTGCTGATAGCGATCTTCATCGCTGCCTCGGCGGCGCTCCATAGCTGCTTTGCAAGCGCCTCGGCCTGCGAGACCGCGCCGGAGAGCCATCCGCTCTCTGGATCGAGCGCGACGATCTTGGCGACCGCTGCCGCGCTGTCGTTTGCGGCGGCTTCGACTTGCCGAAGCTGTAGCGCGGCGTCGGTGACGGAGCGCGCGAACTCTGTCCCGTTTATAGCAGAATTGGCGAGCAGAGCATCGACGCGCCCCAGCGCCTCGGCCTGCGCCTCGAACGTCGTCGCGGTCCCCGCATCCGATAAGGCTTCGCGAAGTGCTTTGACCTGCTCCGCCGACAAGCCGAGCTCTTTTTGCAAGTTATAGAAGGCGATGCTGCCCTGCTTGCTAAAGATGTCTAGCTCGCTGTTGAGCCCGAAATATTCGTCGGTCAGCGCCTTTATGACGTCCCGCGCTCCTGTCTGCGCGAGCATGATCTGCTGTTCGCGCATATGCCCGAGAAGCTGCACGAGCTGCGTGTCGACGTCCCCGTATTTTTCGGCGAGCTTGTCTAGGCTTGCCATCTCGCTAGATAGGTCGCGCAGCGCGCCGACGCTATCGGATAGCTCGTCGATGCTGTCTTGCAGCGTTTTGGTGTCTGCGGCTGCGCCTAGTAATGCCGGACCAAAGGACAAGAGCGCGCCCGCCGCGAGACCCACGACTGCACCAAGCGGCCCGAACCCCCCGAGGAGCTGCGGGAGCTGTTGCCCAAGCGTGCGCGCGACTGGGACGCCCATCTCCATTTGCACGACGATGTCTTGAAGCTGGAAGCTCGCGTTCTGGATCGCGCTCGAATTGTTCTTAAACGCAGAGCCGAGGTTGCCGACTGCACCTGCCATCCCCTTTGCTGGGGCTGCGCCTTTAACCTGAGTGCTGTTTAGCTGCCGGACACTGTCTTCTAGGTTGTCTGCGGCGGTTGCCGCACCTGTTGCGGCCTTCTGGAACGTCCCCAGCCCTTGCGCGGCCTGCGCGCTGCCGGTTGTCTGAACTTCGACGCCAAGCGTCACTAGGTCGACCATTTTTTCGCCCTTTCCTTGTGCCACAAGGCGTCGAGTGCAGAGATCGCGTCCACCTCGAGCGAAGTAAACCGGCGACCGGTTAGCTCACTATACGCTAAGACCTCCGAGAATGCTATCGGCGCGTCGGCCTGCCGGGAGCGGTGGAGGCGCAAGAACGTCTCCCAGAGCTCGCCCATTGTCTTGGGGATCTCTGGGAGATCGAGCTCTGGGGGGCGGATCCCTGTCGTCTTCTCGACGTGCTCATAGTGAGCTCGGATCGAGATCCCGTCCTTGTCGGTCTGCGCGAGCTGGAAGCTGGCCTCGGCGTGCTTTAGGAGCCCGTCGAGGGCCCGGCGAAAAAATTGGCGCGCTCCGATGCTGCGGCGAAGATCTGGTCGCGGATCTGGGGCGGCATCGCGCCGTAGACCTTCTTCGTGTCTTCGAGCTTCGCATCAGCTCCTCCGGCGTAGACGTGCCAAGCGGTCGTGATGAGCGCCAGAAACGCCACCAGACGCTCGTCTGGATCTTCGACGCCCAGACGCGCCACCTCGGCCAGCGCGTTGCGGTAGCCCTTGCTGTCGGAGCCGTAGAGCGTGATCGTCTGAGGATCCCCGTCCTTGTGCAGGACGGGGTCTTTGGTGATCGGGTGGAGAATCGTGTGGGTGTAGGTGTCCCGGAACGTGAGGTCGTTTAGGTCCATCTTCTAGCCTTTAGGTTGTCGTGCGGGTGATGCGGAACTGCGTCCCCGTCGAGCTGTCCTTGAGCGCGACGAAGGGGATCGTGATCAAGCGCGACTGCGGATTTGCGACCGGAACTGCCGCGCCGTTGATCTTGATGCGCGGCATCAGGAGCGTGTAGTTTTTACCGGCGACACGGTCGTCGAGCACGATCTCGAGCGAGCTCTCGGTCTCGCCCAAGAACTTGTCGATCAGCGCTTTGTCTTGGTAATAGACGGTCATCGTCCCCTCGAGCGTCGACATCCCGAACTCCATCTGCGGGGTCACGTTCGAGCCCAAGACGTAGGTCTGGCCGAGGTTATTGTTCAACGTGAAGTCGATCGAGTTGACGTAAGCGATCGCAGATCCGCCTTCGGTGATCGTGCCCGAGAACGCGTCGAAGGGTTCGTTCGTCGATGCTGCGGTATAAGTGCCGCCAGCGGGTGCACTCGCGGCTTGCGCCATGTCCTGCCCGACCATGCCGAAGGTCGCCATGACCATCTCGTTCGGGCGCAAGGTCATCTGCATCGTGTTGACCATCGAGCCCTCGAAGGTCCGAAATTGGGTGATGTCGAGCGCGGCGTCTTGGATCGAAAACGATTTAACGGTCGTGCCGGTGTTCAAGACGTCGCTAGAAAACGCGCCGAAGAGCGCGCCTTCGAGGAGCCAATCATAATCCGCCGGGCGCATCTCGACGGCGATGTCGCCCGAGACGCCGCGCTGGCCGTGCCGGTCGATCGTCGGCATCCGGTCCGATGTAATCATCGCCGATTGCACGCGGCTCTTTTGTAGGTCGAGCGAGTGCGTGTTGAACGGGATCTGCGTGAAAACCGGAGACGACGACGGGGTCGTTCCGAAGGTTGCTTCTGCGATGTAGGAGAGCCGGGTGCGGGCTCCTTGTGAAAACGGCATGATGAGCCCTCCTTATGAGCTGGTGTATGTATACCACGAGATCGACACCGTGACGATATACCACGGCGCATCGAGAACGGCGACGCTACGCTCGGCGTAGCGGAACCGCACCGTCGTTCCGCCAGACGTCAGCCCGGTGTCGACGGAGAATGCCGCGCGGATCGCGTCGGCCAGAGCGTCAGCACCGGCTGGGCCTGTGCCTTCGGGAAGGTGCGCGGTGACGAGAAAGGATCCGTCGTGCCGGATCTGCGGCGACGGGCCCATGACCGCCGGGCGGCTGGTCACGGGGACGAGCGCCATGCGGACCCACGACGTGCCGGTCGTCGGAACGAACTTGACGTTCTCCCAAGCGCGATTGCTCGACGACGGGATCCCCGAGACGTTCGCGATCTGCTGTTCGAGCGCCGCGCGGATGTCCTGCATCACTGTCATGGGATCCCCGTCGCTTTGATGTTCTTGATCTCGGTCAAGACTGCCGCCGCGATCGAGCGAGAGCGTGCGAGCACCTTCCGCAAGAACTGCGTGCGCGCCTCGACGAAGATCGCGTAGTTTGCCCCGTTGAGCAGGTAGACGGAGCCGTCGAGCTGCGCCAGCGTCTCAGACTGCCCTGCGAGGCGCGCCATTGTCATCCCGGGAGCTCCGGTCGTCGCCTCGCCGCCGGAAGCGCCGGGAGAGCTCGAGAGCGTCGGAGATAGGAACCACGACGCCCTGAGCCTCCCGGTCTTCACCGGCGTGCCCCGCACGACCTCAAGCGAGAGCCGGTTTAGGTATTCGTTGCGCGCCTGCGCGACGGTGACGCCCGCCTTAGCTGCGAGCTTGTCCAGATCGACCGTGATCTTTTGCAGGATCTGCCCCTTCGCCATCATTCCCTCGCTTGGCAGACGTAGGCGAGGATCGAGGAGCCGCTCTTGATCGTCTGCACCGAGACGATCCGGACGTT